TCACATCCACATAATTTGCTGCCCTGACGGCAACGGGTGCGGCCTTACGGCGTGGACTTCTCCCGGCTTCACGATGTATCTCTGTACCGACTCATAGGTGATGAACGTGGCGCTGCAATTCACGTTCTGACACTGGTGATAACGCTCTTTTGTCGTGTCAGTGATATAGCGGCTTGTACGCGCATGTGCGGCATGCTGGCATAAAGGACAATGAAACATCGCGAGCACCTCTTCCGGTTTTGTTGATAGTGCCATTCTAGTTAATTTATCCTTATAAAACAAACAGATAAATAAAACATATCACTCATTATCTTCTGTTTCGTACTCCACATCAGAAAGCCTGACCTCAAGCTCTAAGGACGTCGTGAAGCCGCTATTATTCAGAAAATGTGTCACCTTAGTGATTGTCCAGTCCTGCTCGTCTATGACGCGCTTAAAGCCTGACACTTTGACCGGCGTTTCCGTGTAAATATCTGCACGACCGGTAGCCAGGATGATGGAGAACTCCGCAACGCCCCGTTGCAGTTTATCCCACTTCGCCTGAGCGGCGCGCATGGCCTGCGCTTTCGTGGCATATACCGTGGTCAGGGCAAAAACGTTGTCAGCCTCACCGGCCATGTATTCACCTTCGCGTGCTTCCGGTACTTTTGGCGCTTTCTTCTGCGTGACTGGTTTCGCTTTCGGGTGCTCCAGTGCGCGCAGGTGTTTCTCTTTCTTTTTGCGTTTCAGTTTTACCTTCTGCTTTTGCGGCTTCGGGTCTTTGGTGTGTAACCACTTTGCCGTTACACCGGTATAGGCTCCACGGTCAGCAATCGCAAAATGATGGCGGTCGCCGTCACTGCGGGTGATGGTAATCTGCGGGATTTTTTTACCGCTGGCCGTCACCCCCTGCCCCGCTTTGAGAAACAACAGTTTTCCCATTTTTACCGACACCTCACCGCCGTTGCGTTCTGCAAGACGGGTCAGGAATTTCGCATCAGACTCCTGCGACTGGTCGATGTGCGGGATTTTAATTCCGGCCAGTGACGGAGCGACACTGGCTTCCAGCTTATTACGGGAGGCTATCGCCTCAACAATCGCACCGAGCGTGGTGTCATGCCATGAGCCTTCACGGCGGGAATTGAGCGTCCCGCGAAAATCTGCACTCCGGGCGCGGATGGTGACCACATCCGGTGCGCCCCGGTGTTCAACCTCATCAACGGTAAATTTCCCTTTGCATACCAGGGCAAAACCTTTCCAGCCGATATACACCGTCAGGACAGCGCCACGAACCGGCAGCCCGACCTGCCCGTCGGCATCGTTCAGCTCAATATCAAGCTGGTCAGCCTCAAAGCCCCGGTTATCCGTCAGGGTCATGCTCATCAGACGGTCGCTGATATTGCCGGTAATATCCCTGCTGTCGAGCATCAGCATGTAATCCGGCGTCAGCGTACTGCCTGCATCAAATGTCAGCGCATCCAGCATTATCCCGCCCCCGTCATACCCGTGAATCTGGTCGCCATACTGCCAGCCTTACCGATGAGCGACTCCGCCTGTTTACCGATATCGCCATAAAGCGCGGCCAGTGATTCATCCACGCGGGTGAGCGACAGCGTAAAATCAATTTTCCGGGGTGTGCCGTCTGCAAAGAAAATACTCCCTGTTTCACTCACCCTGCTGATGACATACATGCCGTAAATCATGCCGGAGCCATCCAGCAACGGCCACGCCCGGCCTTCCTCTGCCATCAGTCTGAGCGTGGTCATCGTCAGCTTGCCGCCGGTCAGTTCGGGATAAAGCACACCGGCAAGCGTGATGTTTTCCTCGCCAACACCGAGAAACTGAAAGGCATCCCGTTTACCGATACGGGAATTTGACGGCCAGCGATAATCTGATTCACGCTGCATGGTCTGGTGTGGCAGCGTCTGGCGCATAAAAACAAACATACCTAACGCGAGCATCATTTTTCGTCACCTCCTTAACCGTCATGCATCATGCTGGCACGGGCGCGCGCACGTTTATCCCGCTCGTATTTTTCGAGCGCATCCTGTAACTGGCGGTCAAGCTGTGTCCCCGGCGCAGTACCACCCGTCAGGCTGATGTGATATTCGTTTTTACTCTGGTCCACATAAGAGCGGCCAGCCGGTGCCGTAACCGGCTGATAAGCCTGATAACCTGCATAAGAGCTGGTCGCCGGAATATAACCACCGGTGCCATACGTGGCGGCATGAGTTCTGGCGGCGGTCTGGTCAAGTGTGTCTGACTCTTTGTTGATAACACCGAGTTTTTCCAGTACCCAGTCAATACCGCTGCGCAGTTTGTTGAACGCATTAAGCGGCAGCATCAGCGCGTCAGCCAGTGCCTGCCCGAACATGACCCCCGTGTCACGGCAACGGTTCAGGGTGTCCTGTGTGGCTTTAACCGGGGCAATCAGGTTTTTAAACCACTGCCACGCGGCCTGTAACTTTTCACCCAGCCAGTCAAAAACCGGTTTAAGTGGCGTGAACAGTTCCCCCACCGGCGCAAATGCCGCTTTCAGCCCTTCCACCACACCGCCAAAGAATGCGCTGACAGGCTCCCAGTATTTACGGATAAGCAACGCCCCGGCGACAATGGCGGCCACCACGGCCACAACCGGCCAGCTAATCGCCCCGATGGCCGTCATAACAGCACTGCCAACCGTCGTGAAGATTGCCCCCATTGCGCCTGCTGCCGCGATGATGGCATTAATGCCGGTGATAACCGGCCAGGCTACAAGACCAATTGCACCGATGATGCCAATAAGCGCCAGTGCGCCACCGACAATAAGGCCGATGGTTGACGCCAGTGATTTGTTTTTCTGGATCCAGCCGTCGAGTTTTAACACATACTTTGTGGCCGTCTGCGTGAGATTACGCAGTGCGCCTTCCTGTTGGTCAAACAGGTCAGTCCCCACCGCCTCATAAGCAGACTGAAACTCCTTAAAGTCACCGCCTAGGTTGTCCTGCATGATATTTACCAGCTCGGCGGTCTTCCCGTCTGAGGCTTTAAACGCAGCGGTCAGTTTGTCCAGCTTTCCGGTTGAGGCGGCAGTCATCAGCACGGCGGCGGCTGAGCTGGCCTCCTCCCCGAAAATAGTTTTCATGTATTCAGCCTGCTGGGCAGTACCGAGCCGGTTTTTCTCAAAACTGGCCTGCATTTCTTTCAGAATGGTAAATATTGGCCGGGTGTTTCCCTTGCTGTCTGAGGTTTTCACTCCAAGCTCTTTGAGTGCATCCCATGCTTTTCCCGTCGGTGCCTGCAGGCGGCTTAACACGGCACGGCTTCCCGTCCCCGCCATTGAGCCTGTGATTTTTGCATCATGCAGCGCCCCGACCATTGCGGCGGTTTCTTCAATGCTGACACCGGCATTTTTTGCCACAGGTGCGGCATAGGTCAGCGCATCGCTCATGCCGTCAAAATCGGCGGCGGTTTTGTTCATCGTCATGGAGAGAACATCCCCGATATGAGCGACCTTATCGTTTGAAAGCTGAAAGGCGGATTTCATCCCCATCAGCAGGGCGGCGTTTTCTTCCATCGTGCGGCGGTTCGCCAGCGCCATATTCAGCGTGACCGGCGTTGCCGCCTGAATGGCATCAACATCCCCACCCGCTTTCGCGATGATTATCTGTGCACCGGCCGCATCATCCGCCGAGGCGGCGGTATTGTCGCCGAGCTGGCGCGCCTGTTTGCGTAGTGCGGTCATTTCGGCGGAGTCTTTTGCCACACCGAGCACGGCCTGCAATTCTGAGTTTTTCTGCGCAAACTCATAACCGGGCATCAGCAACTTAACTCCGGCCATCGTTCCCGCCGCCGCAATCCCCACACCGGCAGCGCCCACTGAGGCCATATTTCCGGCCAGTTCCTTTCCGGCCTGATAACGCTGTTTTACTGCATTAAGTTTTGCCTGTTGTGCACTGACACGCGCCAGCGCGTCACGCTGCCGGTTAAGTTGTGCGGTGGTTTCACTGATACGGTTTTTCAGTCCCTGCTCATCATGTGCAAGATTGCGGGTATTAATTCCCACAACGGCCAGTTCCCGTTGCTGGCGTTTAACGGAATCCGTCAGGCGGTTATATTTCGCCTGTAAGTCCTCCGCCGCACGCTTTGCGGATTCCAGCACTTTCGCCTGAGCACGGGTCGGACGTTCGGTGTTTTTAAACTGTGTGGCAAGGGCTTCGGCTTCCTGCCGTGCCTTTTCAAGTGCATGACCAGTCACGGCGAGCTGTGCACTGGTCTTGCGGAATCCCTCAATACGGGATGCATGACCGTTCAGCTCGCGCAGTGATTTTTGTGTGTCCCGGATATCCCCCGACAGCGACTTACTCGCTGTGCGGATGGATTTAAACGGGCGGGATGCCTGGTCAACAGCCCTGAGCAATACCTGTAATTTTACATTGTTACTCATTCGTGTTTCCGCTTCGCCGGAGCGCCTTTTCGCGCCATGTGATGAGTTCGGTCAGACTCATGGGATACAGTTCTGATGGCGGCCAGTGAAATATCACTGCCACATCCGCCATCAGGTCATCGACCGACAGATTTTTCGGAAACGTTACTGCACCGAGTTCGGCGACAAAAAACCGACCACCTTACCGGCCAGCGCCACAAGGTCAGGCAGTTCCAGCGCGGCGACTTCCTGCTCGGTCAGCATCGGTGCCGTCATGCGCGGCAGCACTTTAATCAGTGCATTGACTTCGGAGTTCGCGACCGCAGCCAGACTGACACCGCGCAGCGTCCCGGCATTAGGTTTCATCAGCGTGACCTGTTCGATAACCTGCTCACCACGTTTGACCGGATTGTCCAGGGTAATCACATTTTCTTTGTTCATGGTTTCCTCACTTCTGAATCGGGGTTAACCGGTCAGCCTGGCTGACCGGATGAAAATCACAGACCGATATTGCGGCGGTGTTGCTCCAGCCGGTCGACGCCGTTCACCTTCTCAATCATGTTGATGGTGTCAATTTCGACCAGCTCCTTACCGTCCATCGTCAGCCGGAAATAGGTGCAGACCACGGAGATTTTCGACTCGGTATCTTCTCCCTGTTTCCCCTCGCCGGTGTCGATTTCTTTCTGACGTCCACGCATGACCACTTCGACGGCCACCGTTTCGCCGGTATCGTCGCGCTGGTAAGAGCCAGCAAAACGAATCGGCACGGCATCCACGCCGGTTGCGGCGTAAAGCTCCCAGATAACCGAATCCGGGAAGCCCCCGAGCGACCACTCCATTGACAGCGCATCGTCATCAAGGCCGAGGTCTACCGGTGCGCTGCCGTTCATCCCCGCACCGCGATAGTTTTCGAGCTTACGGGTCAGTTTTGGTAGCGTGACGGACTTCGCGACGCCCTGATAGCTGTAGCCGTTCAGAAAGACGTTCATTAACTTGAGTTTGCGCGGCATTGCCATCGGTCAGGCTCCTTAATTGCTGTTAATCGAAGTGACCAGATTTGCCAGGTATTTATCGGTAATACGCTGGCGCAGGGTCAGGTTTTCGAGAGGAGGCACCGGTGTATAGTCGTAGTCGATATACAGTTTTCCGGCCTTGAGGGTTTCCGCATCGTTGGATTCTTCGCTGAACCAGCAGGTCGCATCCACGATATAGCCGTTTGTTTTCAGTTCACGGAATTTGGCATTGATGCCGTCAACGATGTCGCGAATCAGCGTTGCGGTGATGGGCTTGTCCACCGCCCACATGTGCGCCTCAGCCATCGTGTCGGCCAGCACCTGCGCGGTGCGGGTGTAGTTTTCAAAGAGGAACAGCGGGTCATCAGAGCAGGTACGGTTACCCCAGAAGCGGAAACCGTCGCGGCGAATCAGCGTAGTGACGCCTGACTCGTTAAGCAGGTCAGCATCGGTGCCGGACTCCTGCAAATCCCAGAATACAGATGCGCTGATGCCGGTAACACCGTTCACCCCGACATTGGACAGCGTTTTATGCCAGCCCTGCTCCTGGTCGATTCTGGCACGCAGACCCAGCGCACGGGCGGTGGCATACGCGGTGGCGGTGGTGCTGGTGACCGTATCCCATGCGAGGAAATCCGGCCAGATGACCATCAGCTCACGCTGGCTGAAATTCTGGCGGTAGGCTTTCACCTCGGAAATGGTTTTACAGCCCCATGCGCTGATATACCCGAAAGCGCGCAGCTTCTGACAGACTGATGCCAGTGCAACAGCCACCTCTTTGGTGTCCAGTCCCGGCACGCCGAGAATACGCGGTTTAACACCGGTTACCGACTCCGCCGCCAGCAGGGCTTTCAGTCCGGTGTACTGACCGTTTTCGTCGGTGGTGCCGATGATATTGGAAACGGTCTGCGCGAGTTTCGTTTCCTCGTCGTCGCCGGTACCGTCCTCCACACGCACGACAACGGTGACCGGTTTTGACTGGTCGGCGATGGCCTGCAACGACGCCGCCAGCGTGCCTTTTTTACCGGCCTTTGCAATTGCGCTCTGCACATTGGTAATCAGTACCGGTTTATTGAGGGGGAAGGTTTCGGCATCCGCATCGCTGGCCGTACAGACCATGCCGACAATGGCCGTGGATACGGTGGAAATGACGCGGGTGCCGTCGTTAATCTCCAGCACCTGCACGCCGTGATGATAGTCACTCATCCGTTTAACTCCGTGGTTAATGGGTGAGTGGTATTTTCAGTTGTGCCGGAGATGTCAGGCTATTTGTCCCGGTTGGCTAAGGGATGACACAATTTATTCTTTATCGCTGATGAGGGGAATTTTTTATAGAGCGTGGACAGGCCAATATCAAAAATCAGCGCCACGCGTTGACGTGACTTCCCCGCAGCCAGCAACCGCCCGGCTTGCTCCCACTCACTCGCGGTGAGTTTCGGACGTCTGCCACCAATACGACCTTTGGCTCTGGCCGCTTCCAGTCCGGCGCGTGTCCGCTCGACAATGAGTTCTCGTTCCATTTCAGCCAGGGCACCCATCACATGAAAGAAAAAACGCCCCATCGGCGTACTGGTATCAATAGCATCCGTCAGGCTGCGAAAATTAACGCCGCGTTCGCGCAGCTCCTCAACCAGAATGACCAGATGCCGCATACTACGCCCCAGCCGGTCCAGCTTCCAGACTACCAGAGTGTCACCCTCCGATAATGTTCTGAGCAGTTTTTTCAGCCCCGGTCGGTCAGACTTCGTGCCGCTGATTTTGTCCTCAAAAATCAGCTCACATCCTGCACACTCCAGCGCGTTACGCTGCAATTCCGTATTCTGGTCATTTGTTGATACGCGAACATAGCCAATAAGCATGAGCATCCCCCTGAATAAAAACCGGAGATGATGCCAGTTAGCCGTTAACTCTGCATTTTCAAAAACGTTGGTTTAGGAGAAACGATAAATCTGGCAAGAAATGCCGTTCCGGCGACACGCCGGATTAACAGTAAACCACTGACCGGTGATATCACCCTGTGGGCGTCAGATGTGGGGGCATTACCAATTGCCGGAGGACGACTGAATGGTGCGTTAGGCATTGGTGCTGATAATGCGCTGGGTGGTAATTCGATTGTGCTCGGTGATAACGACACAGGAATTAAGCAAAACGGAGATGGTGTGCTTGATATTTACGCGAACTCCGCACATGTACTCCGCTTTATCAGTAGCCTCGTGGAGAGCATGGTTTCCCTGAAAGTAAACGGAAACGCTGTAGCCACAGGCGAAGTACAGGCAGGAAATGGCTCATCGCGCATGACTAATAACGGCGACATCTTTGGTTCTGTCTGGGGGAATAGCTGGCTGAGTCTGTGGATTAATAATAATTTTGTCGCAGATGTTCAGTTAGGGGCTGGCACATCTGTGACTACCTGGAACAATGCGGGGTCATGGCCTAACACTCCCGGATATGTAGTTACTTCCGTCTGGAAAGATAATCAAGGCGAAAATATTGATGGTATTAATTATGCGCCTTTGCAAAAACGAGTCGGGAATCAGTGGTATACCGTACAAGGGGGAACGACATAATGAAAAAATATCAGGATATTAAAAATTTCAGACTTATTGACGCGCCCGTAAACAGAGGGAAAACGCAGTCCGAAATAAACATAGGTGCATATTTTCTGGAGTCAGAAGACGGGCAGGACTGGTATGAGTGTCAGTCATTATTTTCTGATGATACTGCAAAAATTATGTACGATCCTGAAGGGGTTATCTGGAGTGTTGTTAATCAGCCAGTCCCGCAACGTGGAAACACATACGCCGTATCAATGTTGTGGCCGGTTAATATGTCTGTTGCGGAAATAGACGCTGCTGACTGCCCTGATGATTGTCGTGGTGATGGCTCATGGTTGTACAGGGATGGTCAGGTTTTACCCGTTCCGGTGGATTATCAGGCTAAGGCGGAAACCACCCGACAGAAATTACTTAACGATGCAAATAATGTCATTAAGGACTGGCGTACAGAATTAACGCTGGGGATTATTAGTGATGAAAACAAAGTCACTCTAATAAATTGGATGGGATACATTAATAAGTTGAAAGATATTGATTTTTCACAAGTTAATGATGAGGCCACCTTTGAAAAAATAAAGTGGCCTGAATTACCTAAATAATGTCTTACTGACTGGCTGGCTTCTCCGGCCAGTCAGGGTCAGATGAATCAACCCGACTGACCAGAACGCTGTAGAGTTCCCATGCTTCCAGCCGCTTCCGCTCCTCATCGGTTGCGATACCCATCTTTACTGCGCGCGACAGTGGCTTAATAACGACTTCGGCTTCTTCGAGTAACTTCTGTTTTTTCGCCTCTGCCTGCTGGCGTAGCTCCTCCGGCGAATAAACACGTTTACTCACCTGCTCACCATTAAACATCCAGCGTCCTGATACATCCGCCCGGCGATTAGCTGTGATATCAGGTAACTCAACAACGCTGCACCCATCAGGATTTATTGCCGAAACATCTTTGTTAATATCCACAATAACATTATTTTTATCGTAGGCAATTTTTAACGAGTCGGCAGAAAATTTCTTCTGTTCCTCATACCAGTTTTTACCATCTTCATCAAACAGCCACACCACACCAAATTTTTTAGTGAGTTGATACTGGTCAGGCGTTTTTGGATTACCGGCTACGATATTTTTCAGATGCATCATAATTAAATACTCACCACGTTATACCACTGGTTGCCAATTAGTTTTTGTATTGGGCGTCTGTGCGCTCCGTCAACCAGTTCATCACTATTGCCATTAGTGATGCCGGTTATTACATAACCAGAAGTATCACTGAACCCCGGACCGTTCCATACCTGCCCATATTGCAGGCTACCCAGCCTGATATCCTGCACGTAACGGCTGTCAAAGTTGGAATAGCTATTCGGTTCCATCTGACCATTTACTCTGAACGAAATACTGCCATCTGTATTTCTCTGGCTGTAGAATTGCCATCCCTGATCGTCGTCCAGTTCAATCACTGTGGGTCTGTCTGCACCACCCCATAAATTAAACGTGGCTGTCATTGTCGAGTTATTATTACTCGTCAGTGAAAACTGTTTTCCGTCACCTACTCGTATGCCACCATTAGTGAGAACATTTACTGACATGTGCAGCCCGGAATTGTCGATATAACCGATCCTGGCATTATTGGCGTAAATACCCAGAACGCCGTCGCCATCCTGTTTAAACCCTGTATCGTTATCACCGAGCACAATCGAATTACCACCCAGCGCATTATCAGCACCAATGCCTAACGCACCATTCAGTCGTCCTCCGGCAATTGGTAATGCCCCCACATCTGACGCCCACAGGGTGATATCACCGGTTAGTGGTTTACTGTTAATCCGGCGTGTCGCCGGAACGGCATTTCTTGCCAGATTTATCGTTTCTCCTAAACCAAGGTATGCGAGAAGACCGGCAACATCCTTTCCACTCAAATGAGTCAGCGTCTCATCCAGTGGCTGCTTACCTGACAGCACATTGTTAATGGTGGTGCTGAATTTCGGGTCATTGTTAATGGCTGCAGCAATTTCTTTTAGTGTGTCCAGCGTGGCAGGCGCACCGTTAATCAGAGCGGTAACAGCGGCCTGAACAAACTCAGTGGTCGCAATCCGCGTGGTGTTATTTCCTGCGGCAGGCGTCGGCGCTTTTGGTTCTCCGGTAAATGTCGGATTATGTTTCTGCGCATACTGGGTATGAGGGTCCTGTGCGGCAATGTGGTTTCTCATCTGGTCATCCACATACAGCTTTAATTCCAGGACTTCATCATCCACGTATTTACGGGTCGCCAGTACCACCGACGGGTCGATTTTCAGCGTGATAGCTTCGGTATTCGTGACAACCAGAATCATGCGGATAGTCTGGGTACGACCACTGCCTTCCTGCAACTGCGGTTTGTACGTTTCCGGGCAGTTCGCCACCGCAATGAGTACGCCTTCATCATCATAAAGCCCAATCTCACGGATCCAGAATCCGCCCTCGTTCTCAGGGATGATTTGCTCCGCAATAATCTGGCTCTGGTTGTTCGGGTCAACACTCAGAAGATTCAGCGGCGCGATGCGTTTCTGGTTAATAAGTTTTGTCTGTGCCGGGTCTGGTGTCGGCAAGACACCATTTGCATCACCAACGGCCATTTGCGTCAGATTCAGCTTACTGCCGAGCATCGTCGCGTTAGCCAGCCGTGCCGCGCCCTGATTAGTCAGAATGGCGTAGTATTTCACTGTCATGCGTTTACTCTCAGGTTATCAATTAAATGAATGGCCGAGGCCGGGAAATAATCCCCTCCGACAATAATGGCCTCCGGGGTGTAGGGATAAACCATCAGGGCGTCGCCGTGATAGCATCCCGCACCGGCAAAAATGTTGCCGGTTGTACTTAAACTGATAGCCAGTCCCGTCAGATGGCGGCTTGCAGGTTTTGCATCAGCAACGAGACGCTCCAGCTCCTGATACATTTCCTCGGTAATACCCTGCTCAAGCACGCCAACAACGATGCGGAACGTCCCCGGCTCCTCGTTGAGCTGCCACCACTCCCTCACCTCAATCAGATAGCCGAGCGGCTCCACCACACGGCGAATCGCACCAATAGTGCCCTTATGGCAGTGAATGAAATACGCATCGCGGATAACAGCGCGTTTTGTCGCTTCCGGCCACTTATCATCCCAGCGGTCAACCGAAAATGACCACGCCAGCCACGGCAGCAGATTTGCCGGACAGGTATCCGGGTTCCATAGCTCACGAATACTGACCGGCGTTTTTTCAATTTCCGCACAGGCTTTTGCGGCGGCGACTTCAAGCGGTGATGAGCCGGTCGGCAGCAGTCGCGAATCACTCATCCGAGCCTCCGGTCACGACGCGGTATTCAGTACAGAAAGACGCCTGCGTACTGTTGAGCACGATGTCAGCCAGAGGTGCAGTCAGTTCGACACGCTGCACGCCTTCCACATGCAAAGCGGCATAAATGGCAGACAGACGGATGTCGCGCCCAAGCCGGTGCTGTGCCGTGATGTACGCTTCCAGTTTTTTCACGGCAGCAGCGCGGATGGGTTCGCTTTCGGGACCTGGGTAAAGGTAAAGCGTGGCGTTTATCTGATATTCAACAATGGCGGCAGACTGCACGGTCACGCGGTCGGCCACCGGCCTGACGTCCTCGCCATTAAGGGCGTTACGCACCACGGCCAGCAGGTCTTCGGATGCGACGCCGTTATTTTCACGTGACAGCACGGAGATAGTGACGCAGGCCGGAGACGGACTGGTGACAGAGATATCCGCGACACGCCCGTCAGCACTGCGACCATGATACTGATAGGCTCCCACCGACCCGGCGACGCTTAAGCCCTCAAACGCCTGCTGAATACGCAGACGATAATCGGTGTCAGACTCCATCACTGCCGGTGTCGGCGGGATAGTCGAATCATCTGCCGGGGTGATAATCAGGCGCGTGGTGTTGTAATTGGCACCAATCACATCAAGGTCATTACCGGCGGCACAAGCCAGCATCACCGCCCGTGCGGCCTCATTCACACGCTGACGCCAGATAAGCTCACGATAAGCATTTTCCTCCAGCAGTTTGACGAGAGGCTCGGATTCCAGCGTCAGGGTACGGGCGACCGCCTCCTGCTGGTCTTCCGGGTAAAGGGAAATCAGTGTCGCCTTGCGTTCGGCAAGAATGGTTTCAAAGTCCAGCTCCTCGACCACATCCGGTGCGGGTAGCTGGTTCAGGTCGATAATCGGCATGGTTTCAACTCACAGGGATGGTTAACGAAAGTGGCTGGCCGGTGTCGTTGTGCTGACCGGTTAACGTGACCGTCATTCGCCCGTCAAAACTGCGCGCCGTGGTGACGGATGACAGGGTGACGCGGGGTTCCCATTTCAGCACGGCCATGTAACAGGCGACCTTAATCTGCAACTCAAGCGCCGGGGTCTGCGGCTGGTCAATCATTGACGCCAGCAACGAGCCGTAATCACGACGCATCACCCGTGAGCCGACCGGTGTGCGCAGGATATCGCCGATACTCTGGCTGATATGCTCAAGGTCAGTGACAGTCAGGCCATCACTGCGATTCATTCCGAGATAACGCGCTGTCATAGAGGACTCCCGGTTGTGCCGCCGCTGTCGCCGGGGTGTTTATGGGTATGCAGTACCTTACCGTTTGATGAGAGTTCACCGCCGGTGTGTTCAATGTTGCCGCGCATCGTCCCGCCCTTCTGCACTTCCAGCGTGCCGGTAATCAGCCTGTTGGTGCAGACCACCTCCGGGGTGTCCAGGGTGACGCGGGTTGATGCTTTCACCATGACCACCGGCACCGTGGCAGTAACAGAATCAGAAGCCGTCACGCTGGCCGTTTTAATTCCGCTTACCGTGAGTGCACTGGTTTCAGGTTCATACTCAATCACCGCCCCGTCAGGGAAACGGATATGCAGGGCATCAGCCGACGCAGACGGCGCGGGGTTATCGCCGGAATAAATCCCCGGCAGAACAAACGCCGTGTCGAGTTCACCGCCCACGGCCAGAATCAGCACCTGTTCCCCCACGGAAGGTGCCCACCATGTGCGCGAACGCCCGGCACGATGGGTCAGCCACTGAAGCCAGTCGGTGCACATGCCGCCGGTCTGCACACGGCAGCGACCGGCGTTAAGGTCGGTTTCGACGACAAGGCCGGTACGAATCATGTTGCGCAGTGCGCGCGCGAGTTCCTGAATATTTGCGAGAGTGTTCATAACGGGAAGGATGCCGCCGGGTCATACCGGCGGCAATGTGACGATGAGGTGTCGGGAATGGCACAACTAACGGTCGAGGTGCGCCAGAATAATCTCTTCAATCATCTGCACATCCTCACCGGTAAAGCCGAGCAGGGGACGCGCCGGATAATCAATTTTCTTACCGTCTTTCCGGTTTTCTTCCGACAGACCGAACTGATGCACACTGGCGATTTTCGGTGACTTTCCGCCGTAAAACTCCATTGATGCCTGTTCCGGGCTGGCGCGGATATGCAAAAAACGACTGGTGATAAGTTTCGCAAACATTTTTCGCTTAACGCGACCGGTCTTTTTTCTGGCGCTCTGCTGCTGGCGTGGTGCGTAGGGTGTGCCGTCCGGGGCTTTCTGTGCCATCACCCGACGCTGCTGACTCTGACGCAGACGTTTCGCCAGTTCGGCACTCAGTCGCCGACGCCCTGACGGTGACAGCGATTCAATAAGTCCGGTCAGCCGGTCTTCAAAACGCTTAAACTCATTCATCCCACTTGCTCACCAGTTCGCCATTGATATACAGCTCCACCGGGCGGGTGACCGGCTCCGGCGGCGGAGGTTCCGGGATATTCTTCACATGCAGCGCACCGTCAACCTCACTGACCAGCGTGCGCTCGGTCAGCATCAGGCTGATGCTGATATCAAAGCTGCTGTCATTGTTGATGTCTGCATAAAACGTGAAGCCCTTTTTCTGGCCTTCGTCGGTGGTCATGATGTCGGGCTGATTTTCCCGCAGCCATGCCAGCACCGGCACGATGAGCAGGTCAAAATCACCGGTAAAGTCGGTCACAATGACATTGAGCGTGTAACGCTTTTCGAATGACAACGACGTCGCCAGTGTGGAGGCAATACTCCCGTTATCCACGAATATCCGCAGCATATCGGGGTTAGTTTTCAACACCGTGACGGCATCAGTCAGCGCCCTGCGCAGGCTGTCGGGTTTGAGCATCGTTTTCGTCCTGACAGTGTTTAATCATTTTTACCTGGCTGGCACAGCGTGCCAGCGCGTTCTCAAGCTGCCGGATATCGGCACTTAAATCGCCGTTCGTCTCCGGGTCACTGCCCGGCATCGGGCAAAGACTCACTTTCGGGCAGGCGTTGTGGACAATCACTGGCGTCGGTGCAGGCGGGGCGCTGGTGCAACCGGCGCACAGCATCAGGCAGGTCAGCACCGTACCAGCGGCGAAAATCTTCGTTCTCATTAAGTAACCTCGTGATGGTTTTCTCGCGCTGTGCTTCACGTTTCGCGGCGTTCTCCAGTTCCTGACGCAGTGCAACCTGCGCCAGCTCGTTTTTATCTGCCCTGGTGAGCGCAACATGAAGCTGATTTTTCAGCATGGTGATGGTCGTCTGCTGACCGCTGGCGACGTTGTTCGCCCTGTCCAGCGAGGCGCGCAGGCTGGCGTTTTCATGCTTCGCCAGAAACAGACCTGTCACCGCCAGCGATAACAACACGACCAGCACAATCATCAGCTTTGACATGGTTCCCGCCCCTCAAGACGCTGACGACAGGCCGTACGTATCAGCCGGAAAAACAGCGACGCCACAAGATAAATCAGCGCGGTAAAAATCCACCCGGCAGCAACCAGCGAGATAAATGTCGCCACCATCACCACCAGAGCTACTGCCCGTCTGCGCCACGGCACCGGCTTCAAAAACAGCGACGTGACAATCTTCACGGCCAGCGATTCCGGCGGCAGCTCCCGTCCGTAGCGTTCCAGTACATACTCAGTGGCATACACACCGACACCACCGGCAACCACACAGATAACCGTCGCCAGAATCGCCCAGGTGGCGACAAAACTGACGGCCACGCTCTGCGGGTAAATCAGGGACAGTGCCAGCATCAGCGCCAGCGACACGTTCAGCATCAGTGAAAGGGATAATTTCTTCATGGTGTTTACTCCGTTTAAGCCGGTACGCCGCCGGCGGTACGCCAGACGGTGACCAGTTTTTCCAGTGAATGCTCACGCTGACCGTAACCGGCTCCCGGCAGGGACGCCCAGATATTGCGACAGCGTGAAATGGCGCGCTCAATGCGTCCCGCCCGGATGTCATCCAGTGCACCGCGTTCGCGGATCAACTGAATGGCGAGTCTGTCCTGTGACAACGGACTGAAATCCGGCAGGGCAAGCTGTTTGCGGTAATGCGGCCAGAACAGGTAAAGTTACTGATAGCGACCGGAGGCCGTGGATTTTTCACCGCGACGGTTAAACACCTTCGCCGGTCGGCCATGCGCGAACGGGTGGTCACTGTAGTCGGTGAAAATTTCCGGCTTCCCGTCCAGTCCGGTGACTATCACGTCATAGCCCCGGTTTTTCGTCAGCGGATGATTCGCCGTCCCTTCGGACACTGCCAGCATGTCGAGAAAGGCCGCGATATTCTGATGCGTGTTAATTACCGGCATTACTGTTTCCCCCTGCCCTTAAAACGGCGCTGAATGGCAATCTCAATCACCTGATAACCGGCGATACCCAGCATGGAGCCGATACCGCACACCGCAGGCAGTGACAGGTCAGGAAACTGCACCAGAACAACACCGGCAACCATCGAGACAAAACCACCGAGCAACATGCGCCCGATAAACAGACGCGGGGTGATGGGTTCACCACCGGCAAGCACTTTGCCGACAACAATCAGCACCCCAATCATGAAAAGCGACAGGACGCTTTTTTCTTCTGCTGTCATGCGTTACTCCCACAGATTGACAGTTTCAGCCACGGGCGCGGTCTGAACGTCGGGCAGTTCGACGGCGGTGCCATGTGGCAGCACCGCCCCCAGTTCAGCCAGTCCCGGATTTGCGGCGAGCACAGCCTCGACCACGCCCTCAGTGCGCCCGTAATACCGGACACAAATGGCGTCGAGCGTGTCGCCCTGTAGCGCAAAGGTCTTCATCAGATTTGACTCACGATGCAGCGCGGCTTGTCCTGGATACGCGCCACCGCCCAGCGCATATCCCGCCACAGTTCATCAATAGTGCTGTCAATGCTGTCGGCCTTCTTGTCGCCTTTCGCACTGGCATCCACGCCGCGATAACGCTCATAAAGCGACGCGGTCGCCATCGCACACACGGCGCGCTCGTAGTAAAAAACCTTGATGCTTTCACCGTCGATATCGTCCGCCGGGACGTCAGCCAGACGCGTAAAACCGGCGGCAATTTTCTGTTCGCGGTACTCGTACAGCTCCGCATTCGTCTCCGCCATGCCTGACTTGATGGCCTCACGCAGACGGGCGGGGGCGACGGTCTGCTCAAGGCGCATACGTTCCCGGACGCGCTTCGGGTCGATATCGGGAAAAAAGAACGTGTTTTTAATCACCGGCTCGTCGCCTGCCGGTTGCGGGATGACCACTGTACCCTCACCGGACACGGGAGCCTCCTTTCGCGGAATAATCAGCGTCATCATGACTACCTCAGAAAAGTCGGGCGGTGGACGCCGGTACAGTGTCAGGTGATTCACCCACACTGACCGGCGTGCCGCCCTGGCGCGGGGCGCATTCGGTTGTTAACTGGCTTTCTTTTTCGGGCGTCCACGTTTTGCCGGTGTCACGCTCCGGGTCTTATGCGGGGTACGGGTGGCCGCTTTTGGCTGCGGCTCCGGCTTCGGTTTCAGCTCCCGCTCCAGTCGTTCAATCTCTTTTTTGACGCCTGCCTGACAGTCGAGCTGTGTCGCACGTTGCAGGTGCGCCAGCGCACCTGCGGCATCACCACCGTCACGCAGAAACAGACCGGTGATTTTGTGCAGCTTTGCGCGCACTTCATCAGGCATGTCAGCCGTGGCGGTCAGTTCAAGGGTGTCCGTCAGCAGGCGGGGATCCACAGACTCACCGGCAGCGTGAGCGCGCATGGCCGCAAGCGCCACCTCCTCGGTGAACATGTACGGCGGGGTGCGGCGGTGTTTCCCCGGCATGGTCAGACCATACTTCAGGGCATAACGGGCAATCTCCAGCGCACCGGCAATATCGCCGGTATCCAGACGCCACAGCATGACCGTCATCAGAATGTCATCCTGTGCGCCTTTGCCCTGCTCCAGCACGCCGTTCACCCACGGCAACCAGAACGGCAGCAGTTCGCGTTTTTTTGCGGCCTTCAGCTCTTTTGAATAAATCGCTTTCAGTGTGCGCTGGTCTGCGGCGAGCTTAACCAGCATCTGCTCATAGACAGTTGCATGTCGCAGCGGGGCGGCTTCCCGCTGCGCGGTCATCGCTGCCGAGACCCGCATCATGTGGCGCTGTGCGGGACTCGTCATCGGTTACGCTCCCGGCTCTGCGGTCGCCCTGGCCGGTGTGGAGAAATCACCGACCTTAATTTTTTCCACCAGACAACCGGCGGCGTAGTCTTCCACCACGTAATCAATGTTCATTGACTCGTAGTTCTCCACGCGGTCGAGTTTCGGGTTTTCCTCAATCACGCGGCGATGGCTGTCATCCATGTAGTAGATGGACAGGTTTTCCAGCTTCGTGATGAGCATCGCATCCGCCGGGAAGTACGGGACGCGTACCGCCGGCAGGTTACCGATGCGTTTCTGGCTGATGATGACGTCAGCGGCCAGCATTTCGCTGTTGTCCTGCTCCTTGTTGACGATGGGGAAATACTTGTCCGCCAGTAGCTGACGTCCCACAATCACCACAAGGTCAGGGTCTTCCTGATACCACGGCTCAATCAGGTTGTTGGTCGCATCCATCACCAGTGCATCGAGGCTGGCATAATCACCGCCCTTACCCACGCGGATAACCTCAGAGGTGGTGCGGCCTTCCTCGTCAGTGACCTTGCTCATCACACGCGCCGGGGCTTCATTGCGGTATTTCTGCAGCCAGCCAACCGCCACATCCTGCAGCATCGGATTGCTGCTGCGGTCAGAGGTTTCGGCACGCTTCACGCCGTTAAAACCGGCCATGATGAAATCAAGGGACTGGCGTTTGATAATGGCGTTACGGATACGGAGCTGGAAATCCTGATAACGCGCCCACAGGTCAAGCGTTTTGTAGCGGATATAAAAATCGAAGTTAATCTGGTCGCATTCGTACTTGTTAGACGCCAGCTTCGAGAAGTCCTTCGGCTGACGCTCGGTGCCACCGGCGGTGTCGGTGGTGCTGGCGATGGAGCCGGTGACACCGATACCAATTTTTTCCCCTTTCATTTCGCTGACCGGCACAATGTTGATGCGGGTCAGAAAATCAGAGGACTCCTGCATGGTGTTCATCAGGGTCTGGGTGACCGACGGTTCAACGGTGAATTTTTTCGACACATCACCGGCGTCGATGCCGTTCAGTTCGGCAACACGGGACAGGTAGGCATTAAATTTAAAGCGGGTTTCCTGGCGCATAGTTTTTCCTGAAATTAAGGGTTAATCGTGAAGGTTTTCCCGGACTGGCTGACGCCGGTCAGCAGTTCGTCATCAGGGCGTCACCGCCACCGCCGGTGGCCTTGCTGCGGCGCTGCTGGGTCAGACTTTCGGTGCTGTCGAGACTGTTTTTCAGGCGGGTGAATGCCTGGCTGGTTTCATCCGCCCTGTCAGTCACCTCCTGCTTAAGAGCGGAAAAGGCAGTTTCCATCTCAGCGAGGCGCTGCTCAGTGGCGCTCAGTTTTTCCTGCACATGTTCAGCGACAGCGGTCACCGCTTCATGCACGTCATTCAGACGGGCGTCATCGCTGGCCTGTTTGCGGCCAAAAATGGATTTCACCTTTTCGGTCAGGGCGGTGAACACGGTTTCAGGCAGGTCTTCAAATTCCAGCTCAACAGGCGTTGCCACTGAAATCAGGTTTTCAGGGCTTAATTTGAAGCGGTTCAGGGGGTTGTGTTTTGCCGTGCGGCAGAATTCCAAGTATTCCGTGCCGAGGCTTGCCGGGTCATCGGTGACGGCCAGACCCACCAGATAACATTTGCCGGTGTTGGCAAAGTTCGGCTGAATTTCCATTGAGGTGTAGACCTTCTGCGCAGCCTTGTTCATCGCGATAAGGTCATCGGTCGGGGTGATTTTCGCAAACAGCGCCCATTTGCCTTTCAGCGCCGAATCATCGTCAATCTTTTCGGCCTTCAGTTCGACCACATCGCCATAACGCTTAAAAATACCGTCAGGCAGGATGCCGCGCAGATGTTCCAGGTTAATGCGGCAACCATAGACTCGCGGGTCAAAGGTTTCGGCCATTTCCTGAATATCCTGCGCACTGATGACACGCCCGTCACAGGTGTCACCCTCAACGCCGATACGAAAGAATTTTGAGACTTTTTTTGCCATTGTCAGGAGTCCTGAATAGTGATTAGAGGAGTCACATGTCGGCATCAGTTTCCCGACGATGCGCATCCTCCGCCATCAGTCCCGGATGGCTTATCACTGACACAACAGCACCTTAGCGAATCGCGGGGCGCGACTCAGTAGCCTTGCCGTGTATTCATCACGGCGAGGTATTCATGACCATCACCACAGACACCACTCTTTTACACGACCCGCGTCGTCAGGCGGCGCTGCTGTACTGGCAGGGATTTTCCGTGCCGCAGATTGCCGCCATGTTGCAGATGAAACGCCCGACGGTGCAGAGCTGGAAACAGCGCGACGGCTGGGACAGTGTTGCCCCCATCAGCCGTGTCGAAATGAGCCTGGAAGCGCGGCTGACCCAGCTCATCATCAAACCGCAGAAAACCGGCGGTGATTTCAAGGAAATTGACCTGCTCGGACGCCAGATTGAACGACTGGCGCGGGTCAACCGCTACAGTCAGACCGGCAACGAGGCAGACCTTAATCCGAACGTCGCTAACCGCAACAAAGGCGGGCGGCGCAAACCGAAAAAGAATTTTTTCAGTGACGAGGCCATCGAAAAGCTGGAGCAGATTTTCTTTGAGCAGTCTTTCGACTATCAGTTGCACTGGTATCGCGCCGGGCTTGAGCACCGCATCCGCGATATCCTGAAATCCCGCCAGATTGGCGCGACGTTTTATTTTTCCCGCGAGGCGCTGCTGCGCGCCCTGAAAACCGGTCATAACCAGATTTTTCTGTCGGCCAGTAAAACGCAGGCGTATGTGTTCCGCGAATACATCATCGCCTTTGCCCGTCTAGTTGACGTTGACCTGACCGGTGACCCGATTGTCCTGGGCAATAACGGCGCAAAACTGATTTTTCTCGGCACTAACTCCAACACCGCGCAGAGCCATAACGGCGACCTGTACGTCGATGAGATTTTCTGGATCCCGAATTTTCAGGTACTGCGTAAGGTGGCATCAGGTATGGCCTCACAGAGTCACCTGCGCTCGACCTATTTCTCCACCCCGTCCACGCTGGCGCACGACGCCTACCCGTTCTGGTCGGGTGAACTGTTTAACCGGGGACGCGCCAGCGCCGCCGAACGCGTGGAAATCGACGTCAGTCATAATGCCCTTGCCGGAGGTCTTCTCTGTGCGGACGGCCAGTGGCGGCAGATTGTCACCATTGAGGACGCCCTGAAAGGTGGCTGCACGCTGTTCGACATTGAGCAGCTTAAACGCGAAAACAGCGCCGACGATTTTAAAAACCTGTTCATGTGTGAATTTGTTGACGACAAGGCGTCGGTGTTCCCGTTCGAGGAGCTGCAACGCTGCATGGTCGACACGCTGGAAGAATGGGAAGACTATGCGCCGTTTGCCGCCAATCCGTTCGGCTCACGTCCGGTATGGATTGGTTACGACCCGTCACACCGTGGAGACAGCGCCGGATGCGTGGTACTGGCACCGCCGGTGGTGGCCGGTGGCAAATTCAGAATACTTGAGCGTCACCAGTGGAAAGGCATGGACTTTGCCACTCAGGCGGAATCCATCCGCAAACTCACCGAAAAATACAACGTCGAATACATCGGTATTGATGCCACCGGCCTCGGTGTCGGTGTGTTCCAGCTCGTGCGCTCGTTCTATCCCGCCGCGCGCGATATCCGCTACACGCCGGAAATGAAAACCGCAATGGTGCTCAAGGCAAAAGACGTTATCCGCCGTGGCTGTCTGGAATATGACGTCAGCGCCACCGACATCACCAGCTCGTTTATGGCTATCCGCAAGACCATGACCAGCAGCGGACGCAGCGCCACCTATGAGGCCAGCCGCAGCGAGGAAGCCAGCCACGCCGACCTCGCCTGGGCAACCATGCACGCCCTGTTAAATGAGCCACTCACCGCCGGTATCAGCCCCCCGCTGACATCCACCATTCTGGAGTTTTACTGATGAGCAAGAAAAAAGGGAAAACACCGCAACCTGCGGCAAAAAAAATGACCGCCAGCGCCCCGAAAATGGAAGCATTCACCTTTGGCGAGCCGGTGCCGGTACTCGACCGCCGTGACATTCTGGATTACGTCGAGTGCATCAGTAACAGCAGATGGTATGAGCCACCGGTCAGCTTTACCGGTCTGGCAAAAAGCCTGCGTGCTGCCGTGCATCACAGCTCACCGATTTACGTCAAACGTAATATTCTGGCCTCGACATTTATCCCGCATCCGTGGCTTTCCCAGCAGGATTTCAGCCGCTTTGTGCTGGATTTTCTGGTGTTCGGTAATGCGTTTCTGGAAAAGCGTTACAGCACCACCGGTAAGGTCATCAGACTGGAAACCTCACCGGCAAAATATACCCGCCGTGGCGTGGAAGAGGATGTTTACTGGTGGGTGCCGTCCTTCAACGAGCCGACAGCCTTCGCGCCCGGCTCCGTGTTTCACCTGCTGGAGCCGGATATTAATCAGGAGCTGTACGGCCTGCCGGAATACCTCAGCGCCCTTAACTCTGCCTGGCTGAATGAGTCGGCCACGCTGTTCCGCCGCAAGTATTACGAAAACGGCGCACATGCCGGATACATCATGTACGTCACCGATGCCGTGCAGGATCGCAACGATATCGAAATGCTTCGCGAAAACATGGTCAAGTCGAAAGGCCGCAACAACTTTAAAAACCTGTTTCTCTATGCCCCACAGGGGAAAGCCGACGGCATTAAAATTATCCCCCTCAGTGAAGTGGCGACGAAGGACGATTTTTTTAATATCAAAAAAGCCAGCGCCGCTGACCTGCTGGACGCGCACCGCATCCCCTTTCAGTTGATGGGTGGCAAGCCGGAGAACGTCGGGTCGCTGGGTGATATTGAGAAAGTGGCAAAGGTCTTTGTCCGCAATGAACTTATCCCGTTACAGGACAGGATCCGCGAGATAAACGGCTGGCTCGGTCAGGAGGTCATCCGCTTTAAAAACTACTCACTGGACACTGACAACGGCTGAACATCGCCGCCTGCGGGCGGCTTTTTTACACCCTGTCATCACGCCCTCACACGCTCACCACCGCACAAAACATCCCGCAGACACACCAACGCCCCGGCGAACAATCTAAACGCCATCACGACGCGCTCAGACGCTGAAAAAATAAAATCAGCACCACCGCCAGCGCGCAGTGCTTTCCCCGCCTCGCCCGCCCGCTTCATGGGTCGGTTTTAATGCAGTTGCATTCGTATACACACACCTTACCCAACAAAGTGTTCATCTTAGGTTTTAGACCACAAAATCAAATGCAAAATCATGCAACTGAAAGCTTAGCTGTGGCTTGAAAATGTTACTCATCTAAGGTAGATCTTTTGTAATTGCCATGTCTTTTCCAGAGCAATTTTTGACCAGTTTTCATATATACACACACAAACAATAGAGAAAAATAAAAATGGAACTTAGTCTAAAAAATGTAACAAGCTACGACAAAAATAAATATACGAAAATATCCCTCGAAAAAAGAATAAATATCCTTTACGGGCAAAACGGAGCTGGAAAATCTACCATATCAAATTTTTTCTATAATCCAGCAGACGATGACTATAGGGACTGCCGCTGCACAAACATTAATAACTATCGTCCATTGGTTTATAATACAAAGTTCATTGAAGACAACTTCTTTGATAAAGATGTTCAAAAAGGGATTTTTACATTAAGCAAAGAAAATACCGAGATCGAAAAAGAGATAAGTAAGAAAAGAGAAATAGTTAAAACATTAAAAATAAAACTAGAGGCAACAAAAACAAATTATCAAAAAATTAAAGACCGCAATCATGATGCAGAAACAAGTTGTACTGAATCAATATGGTTAAATACCGAATACATAAGAAACTCTGATGTCAACTCATTAATGGCAGGGTACCTTAAGAATAAAAGAAACCTTTTCACAAAGGTAAAGTCTTCTATTAGATTATCTGATATAGATTTAAATCAATTATTAACTGACTACAGAGAGTTATTGAATCATAAAAACACCACCATACAAACAATATCTCCATATAATCCTTATCCTATTTCTTTTGATGATGAAAATTTATTAAAGACTCCTGTCATTGATTCTAGCAATAGCTATCTATCAGAAACAATCAAAAAGCTTCAGAATCTCGATTGGGTTAAAAAAGGTAAAGAAAATTATTTAGTTGGCGACATTTGCCCTTTTTGTCAAAAAGAAACCATTGATGATAAATTCACAGAGGCGCTCGAGCAAATTTTTGATGAGAGCTACGCTCAGAAAATAACATCAATTAAAAAATTAAAATATATTTATGAATTAACTACTCAAGAACAACTTCAATTACTAAAAACACAGTTAAATGACTGTACAGCAATCTCAATTGAAGAAAGAAAAACTAGTCTTGCTCACATTTCTTCCCTTGAGAAAATGCTAAAAAGTAACATTGAGTTAATTAATAACAAGATACAAAACCCGTCACTCAGCGTAATTCTTGATAAAGATAAAGATATTGAGGAATCTCTTCTAAAAGACATAAAACAATATAACTCTAGAATTAATGACCTTAATGAAAAGGTAAAACAATTTAACCTTACTCAAGATAAAATAAAAAATCAGTTTTGGGGAGCATTGAGAAACTACCGCAATACAGACTTTGAAGTTTTAGAGAAAATTCAAGTCGAAAACGACATCATTATCAAGAGTCTCGAAGAAAGCATTGATTCTATTAACAAAGAAATCAAACACACTGATGATGAAATAAAGGAATTAAGAAATAAAACATCCAATATCGACGCAACAATCTCCTCGATAAACTCAAAATTAAAAAACCTTGGCATTACCTGTTTCTACATTGATAAACATCCAACCATAAAAAATAGTTTCGTTATAGTTCGCTCAGATAATACACCAAGTAAAAATGTATATAGATCTCTTAGCGAAGGTGAAAAAACTCTCATTACATTTCTCTATTTTATTGAATATTGTAAGGGACAAACAAACACAGATGAATTCGACAACCGAGACAGTTTAATCGTCATTGACGATCCTATTTCAAGTCTCTCTCAGAACTATATCTATGATATAGCATCAATGATTCACTATGACATTTTCACTTCTGCTAATAAAGTGATAATCCTCACTCATAATCTATATTTTTTTCATGAGCTAATAAAGTTAGCTCCAATTTCAGAAAGGAAATTCAATAGCACCTATCAGCTTTTTAGAATAACAAAAAACCTACATAGTTCTTTTTCTAACATCAGCAGAGATAGTTTGCAAAATGAATATCAATCTTTATGGCAAATACTCAAGGATGCCAGAGATGGAAAAGTTCACAATGTAGTTATCCCTAATACAATGAGAAACATCTTAGAATATTACTTTGCATTTGTTCATAAAACTAACGAGTTACAAGATGAATTGAACAAGCTTGCACAAAATGAAAGCAATAGTAATTTCAAGGCTTTCTATAGATATATAAATAGAGGTTCACACTCAGATTCGATAAACATAACAGATATGGGTGAAATAACACCCGACATATACATCACACAATTTAAAGAGATATTTAGACTTATGGGAGATATTTCACATTTTAATAAAATGTATGAAGAGAAAAAGAATATAGAAGACACTACCGCTTAGGCCGCATATCATCTCATCGTGTTGGGTAAGAACGGCGGTGTTTACGCACCGTCTCCCAACGTCCGAAACGATAGCGGTTGTACTGACGTACTCTCACTAGTTTCAACATGAGTTTATCTCCATGTCAGCACAATTGTTGCCAATTGCAGCCTTTATACCCTATGCATAAAGCGTATACACTGAGCATTCCATGGGATATCCCAAGCGGTAGCCTGAGCATTTTATGGTAATTACTCAAAAAGATCAAAGTGTTCAGCAAAACCACTCCAGTCATGGCTATCCGTGAATGCAAAATTTTGTCCCTCATAACTAACAGTAGCGCCTCGTGCCAACACTTCGAGCTCCCATCGCTGCGGCCTGATACCCTTTTGAGCAAGGTCAACACGGATACGGGTAATTTGCATTCGTTCCGACCTGGTCAGTCTGGCCGATGGTGCCATTTCATATGGTTTTAACGGGCTTCCGTTTCTTTGCTGACGGTTTTGCGTTCTCCGACCGTGTTTTAATGCGCCCCTGAGCGCCCTCACAACCTCCGGGTCATTCCATTCTATAACCCCGTCATCAACCAGATTAAGTACTGCTGCAGCGTGCTCAGACGGTGTGGGAGCCTGTAATGAAGTATCACCACCGGTGAGCTTTCCACAGTTATTGACAGGACTCCGAGGCGCGGCGATGCCGCTTTTTAAAGTCAAAGGCTCAACGACCGGCACTTTCGGCACAATGCGCCAGTCCGTCGTTCTGGTGATATGAATATGACGCGCGCCGAGATGCGGCGCGTAAATGCCGACCACTCTCTCGACTTCTTCCTCGTACTCGTTAACGTCATCCGACGGGCTACGGGCGACCCTGACAGTCTGACAATCGCGCGGGACATTTGCCCCGCCCTGCGCGCTGATATACAACGCAAAATCACCACTGTCTGCAGCGGCGCGTGCAGCCTCGACGCGCTCGTCAAACTCATCAGCAATGCTGACGCCGCGAGGCAATTTGCGTAGTTCACGGTAAGCCCCCATTGTCGGCAGACCAACCGTTTTAAATTGCGGGATGCGCCACGTTGACGCCCATGCGGTAACAGCCGCGGCAGTGTCTTTCAGCGGTCTGCCGGTATCATTATCGAGCTGACCATCCAGTGCATAGCCGTCGATATTTTTTGAGATGTATTTCGCGATATACCCCGCAGCACCGCCCCGGTTAAGGTGTTTCGCCTGAAAACGGTTTCGCGCGGCTCCTCTTTCGTCGCCATCCTCTTTGAGCGCATAGCGACGCATGATTTCGATAATCTGGTTACGCTGGCGTGGATTACAAAAAAGCATCATATGCCAGTGCGGCGTTCCGTCGTGGTGTGGCTCGACGACACGCAAACCGTAGACCTGTAAATCATTATCCTTGAATGCCGTGCGCATCAGGCTCCAGATACGGCAGAGATAACGCTGCGCATCCTTTGGATTAAATGCCTCATCGTTCCAGCCGTGATTTAGCTGGACGGTTTTACTTTCGCCTTTTCTGACCTGACGTGTCGGATGATACTTTGACGGCGCGGTCAGCGTGATAAACATCCCCACATCACCCTCTGCGGCAGCGTAACGCTCAATACCGGCGATGGTGTTCATCAGCTCCATCCGGCGAATTTCAGGATTAGAAATACTGCCCATCACCTTACTGATAAGGTCGATGCGCTCGCCGGTTTCCCTGTTTTCAAGGTCACACGATTTAAGAAATTCCAGATTTGCCTGGCGGCGTGCACGTACATCACGAATGGCATGTTTACTGGCATAAGGAGAACGGTCTTTATTCACCTCCCCGACAGCAATCAGTAACGCCTCATGCCAGCGCATACGCTGGCCTTTAAGCTGATGAGTCCACCACTCATCGTTAAACAGACGGGCAATGGCAGAATATGCCTGCCTCGTGGTTATCTGTCCTTTACGGTATTTTTTCCAGTAGAGCGGGGAAATATTGAAAGCACGTGCAGCGCCAGCAACATGACCATACAGATGATCCTGCGCCTCATCCGTAAACAGCGATTCTTTTTCGCCATGCGCATCCACCCAGGCATCGCAGAGTTCCTCATACATCATGAAAAGCTGCGATGAGATACGGGCAGCAAACTTTTTCAGCTCCTTGTCATTCATTCCAGGCAGGCGCGCATAGTGGTCACGCTCTGCCAGAAACAGCAACGACGCGTCGGTATTCATTTCATGACGCTGATTCACGCGCTCAATGCGCGGCCATAAACGACGCTGAAAAGTGGATGTGAGGAAATAAAACCCGTGCACCGGGCTTTTATTGCGCCGAATGTAGTCATAGCGTGAAGTAAACAGCGAGCGCAAAAAGTAAGGCAGGCGGTTAATCGTGGATAAAACACCTTGCACCTGACGCATCTCGTCACGTGTAAGGGGTCTTTCGCGCCCGACAGCCTCGCGTGGCGCGTTCCATGCATAAGCACCGGTAAACGTCTTACCGGTGCCTGCGGCAAATGCTGACGGAGGGACAAAACGCCCGGAGGCTTTAACGGTCATATGAGCCCAAAGCCTCTGAACAACGCTTGCTGAGTTGCTCAACCTGCGCGTTTAAATCAGCAAAAGACTTTGCGCTTCCGGTCAGAATATCGTGATGCATCAGGCCGGAAACGAGCTGGCTTAATTTCGGGTAATAACCAACCACCGCCAGCCATTCCTGACCGGCGTTTTTACCGCTTTCCGCTCTCTTTTTCTCGTGGAGAATAAACTGAAAGCTGTCACTGGTAACGACATAACGCTCGCCAATTTCAATACGAATACTCATGCCATTCTCCGGTAATGTTTGTTTTTTGCTTCAAAGACTGACTGACAGGAAACACAACGCGTGGCTGACGGATAAGCCGCACGACGGGCAGCAGGTATTGGCGCATCACACTCTTCGCAAACCAGCGAAGAAACACCGCAATGTTTTACCCTTGCCGCGTTAATCTGGCGCTCCAGTAATTCAGCCTGTTGTTCCTGAATAAAATCTACGTTGTCCGGCATTACCAGTTCCTTTTGTCGTTCAGTTTTTTAAATTCATCAGCGCAATAGCTGGCGATTTCTGTCGTTAATTTCGTCAGTTCATCCACGGAGGAAATTTGCTTGTGAAATACAGCGCGTTTAACAAGTAAATTGACCACATCAGACAGGAGGTTTAATTCATTCTGATAAATCGCGATAACAGATTCAGTTATGTCGCGCTTTTCTTTATCAAGACAAAGTTGAATAAGAGACAAATCACCATTTTCCATAACGGTGATTTTTAAGGCGTTATTCAGTAATACAACTGAACGAGAACAGGACATCAAAGCACCTCCCCGCGAGACAATCCGATATTGTGAAATTTTTCCGACTCCTGACTGAGCAGCTCGACTATCTCCACGCGGGATAACTCCGCCTTTGTGATGTGGCGAATCATGGCGTCAAGATGAGAAGAAAAGCGCGTCGCAGCGTCGGCCTGTGCTTCGGTTCTGGCCTGTTGCAGCAGTAATGCGTATTTACCGCACTGATTTTCAGAAACTGTATACATGACTTTCTCCAGGCAAAAAGAAGCCCCGCACAATTAAGTGCGTTAAAAACTCTGGTTAATTATTTAATGCAGATATTGCTCTGGTTTTACCGACGTCAGAATTGTCGGTGCATACTCAAACAGGCTGAATAATTCACGTAATGCACGGAATAAAGCATCACGCCAGTAACATGACTCTTCATTAATTCGCCAGTATGGCTGGTTGAATTCTTTTTCAGTCAATCCGGCATGCATAAATAAAGTACGGCGCTGACTGACAGTTAAAAAGCTAATATATGCATACTCACTTGCGCCAACCTGACGGCGTTTTGAGAATGCCCCGCGCAATTCATCAATTGCACAAACCAGCCGTTCACGTTCGACGTCGTTCATTTCTTCAAAACGCATCGTTGCGTGACGCTGTTTTAACTGTGCATGAAAGCAAACCGTTAGCCGTTCGCGCTCCATCATCTGATTATAATAATCACATGTCTCCTGCCAGCGAGGGACGGCAAGATGCTTGCCAATTATCCGGCGCATAGCTGCTGGCTGTTTTTCAACGAGATTGAGCGTCATCACTGTCATTTCCATACCCTCCGGCTTTTCAGAAAGGTCAGAACCTTTTTTAACGGACTCTGTTTTTTGGTGCGGATAATGATTCCCTTACGCCCCTTACCGTGGGTGATGGTGAAGTCAATCGCCCTGGGGCTTTCGTTACGCAATAACTGAGCAATACAACGCGGCTCATTCATAATCACAACCCCATCCACAAAAGCCATGCATCACGCTGTTCAACCGGTCGGTTATAAAACGCCTCACGTACAGCGCGATTAAACTCAGGAATGAAAACCCATTTTTCACCGGCACGAGCCTTCGGTTTGCAAGGATCACGCAATTCAATAATTGGTAATTTATTTGCCTTCACCATTTCACTGACGGCTGTCTTTGGCTTCCCTAATAAATCAGCAAATTTATCCACATGAACCGCATCAAGCGGATACTGAATCACATAATTTTCAGCGTCCATATATGGTACCCTCATAGGATCCAGCCCTTTCTAAACCACTCAAAACCGTTTAGACGCTGGTTTATTCTCAAATCAACGGAACCTATATAGGTTCCAGTTTTGAGGGAATTTAGTCCCTATATAGGCACCATGTCAAATGAAATTAAGCGAAAAGATTAAGGCCTTGCGTGAGGCTGAAGGGCTAAGCCAATCAAAATTCTGTGAAATCATAGAGTTACCGCTAAGCACACTTAAAAAATATGAAGGAGGAAACTTTGAACCCGGTGGCACAGCTTTGCTAAAAATCACTATGCATCCCACATTCCAAAAATATGCTCTATGGCTTATGACAGATAAAACCGCGCCGGACGCAGGACAGATCGCACCGGCTCTCGCGCACATTGGGCCAGAGTCAACAGAGTCCAACCACTCCGCGAAAAGGATTGGCTAACTCTATATAAAGATTACATTTTCACCATTTGCTACCAAGATGGTGAATACAGCGCCGGAGGGCTTTCTTATGGCAATTAAGAAGCTCGATGATGGTCGCTATGAAGTGGACATTAGACCTCGCGGTCGCGACGGAAAACGCATCCGCAGGAAATTCGAAAGAAAAGCTGAAGCACTAGCATTTGAGCGATACACAATCGCCAATGCCAGTCAGAAAGAATGGGGAGGCCAGCGAGCAGACCGCCGAACTTTGAGTGAGTTGCTGGACATCTGGTGGAAATATCACGGGCAAAACCACGAGCATGGAACAAAAGAGTTTAATCATCTACTCAAAACCATCAGCGGCATAGGTGATATACCAGTGAGCCGGATGAGCAAAAGGGCTTTGATGGATTATCGTTCCATGCGACTACGTGATGGTATCAGTGCCGCAACGATAAACCGTGACATGTACCGATTATCCGGCATGTTCACAAAATTAATTCAATTGGATGAATTTTCCGGGCAACACCCAATTCACGGACTGCCGCCACTGGCGGAGGCCAACCCTGAAATGACGTTCCTGGAAAAAGCAGAAATCGAAAAACTGTTAAATGTTTTGGCTGGTGATGACTTACTTGTCGCGCTTTTATGTCTGAGCACTGGAGGAAGATGGACGGAAGTTGCCACGCTAAAACCAGCACAGATTACAAATTGCAGGGTTACCTTCCTGAAAACCAAAAACGGTAAAAAGCGAACCGTGCCGATTTCTGAGGAACTGGAGAAAAAAGTTAAAGAGGAGGCCAGCGCCAAATTATTCAAAGTTGATTATGAGAAATTTTGCGGGATTTTACGCAGAGTGAAACCTGATATACCACCCAATCAGGCAACCCACATCCTGCGGCATACATTCGCAAGCCATTTCATGATGAATGGGGGCAATATAATCGCACTGCAACAGATTCTGGGACATGCGAGCATTCAGCAGACGATGGCCTATGCGCACCTTGCGCCTGACTACCTGCAAAATGCCGTCGCTCTGAATCCACTAAAAGGCGGAGTGACATTATAA